AACTTTAATTGCCTGGGCGAGGTGTGCAGGTACGGATTCGTTAGCTTGCACAAACGCTTCAACAGCAGCGACATGTACGTTCAGTGCTTCCTGAGCAGCAACCATCTTGGTGATGTCTTCACCGACCTGTTCGCCTTTGTTGATGGCGTCTTGGATCGCAGGAGTAACATCATCACGGTCACCAGCAGTTACGGTGTCAGCAGCGGTAGCCGCTTCGCCTTTCGAGTCTGCTTCGGCAGTCGGTGCTTCTGGGTGGTCTTTGGTAGCAGATGCAGCAGCATTGGTCACGTCGACTTCACGTGCTACGCCATCAGATTCTTCCAGGGAAGCGAGGAGTTTTTTGAAATTCATGAGAGAGCCTCTAGATGATACCTTGGTCTTTAAGGTTTTTGATGATTTGCTCAGCGACAGCCAAGCGTTGTGAAAGCTGTACATTCTTCTGTTGTTCTTCCAACAGACGAGCGTAGTCGGAAGTACGATTGCTAATCGCCGCTTCACGCAAAGCTTCGTTCGTTTCATGTTGCACAGGAGTAACAACGCTAAGCAACGGGACAACACCTACGTTGATCTCTGGAGTAACACCGATAGTGTTAGAGATCGTATTCGCTACCTGCGTGAGCAAGAAGTCGAGTGACAACGTTACTGGTAAAGCCCCGCAACTCGCAGACACCACCACATGGTGATAGGCAATCGAATCAAGTTCTGGGTACCGCGTAACATAAGAAGACGGGATGTAGATGGGTGCTTCGGAATCAGAGATCAACGAGAGCAGTACAACACCAGCACGTTTGTCCGCATTGTAAACATCACGGGACAGACCTGATGGACCGTAGTACGTTTCGAAAACGTTAGTGCCGTTGTTCTCTAAGTCGACGAAATAGCGAACAGCACCCAGCTCGTATAAAATGCCGGATTTGACAACCCAGGGGCTCTTAACTTCCCAGCGCCCTTTCAATCCTGGTTGCGGAATTACATTGGTCATGGTTGGGCCTTTGTGTATTGGCTAATCATCTAATTGGGCATAAAGGGAGCCGAGCCCCCTATGCGAATTCCTCCACGGAATGTTTCGTTACAACCAGATAGTTCACACGCTGGAACATTAACGATGCGTATACCACGCCATCTCGAACCATCCGCGAAATACCCAGCGGTACCGAAGTGTACCGATCCATCGTTTCTGCCACTTTCAACAGCTGTGAAAACTTCACCATCCATTCAGCAGTGGTCAGTGGATCAATGCGGTTGAAATCGTTGGTGTTGTTCGTCACGACCATGTAGTCGGGGAACTTCTTCGAGAAGCGGTAAATGCCTTCACGGTTCTGTGGATTACCCACTACGCCGAATGCAATCGACTTGTAAGCATTGACAGAGAGTTCGTATTGGCCAGACACCCAACCAGCAGTGTAGCCAGGGCCCCGTGCAGTGCGCTGAAGCAACGGTAACACAACTCGTGGGTCAACCGTAGGGCTGTAGATACCTGCGCCCAGGATACCGGCTTCAACAGAATAGTTTTGCCAGAACGGGGTGATGATGAACTCGGTCTTCTTGAACAAATCAGGGAGGATCTGTTCCCACTCTTCCCGGGTGTGTGCCGAGTTAGCCAACAGCTCTTCAACGATCTTGTCATTGATGAAGTCTTGGTTGTCAGCAGCGATACCGTAAAGCAATGTGATCCATCGAGCCGGGTAACGAACGGTTGGGTTACGTGGGTTCACGTAATCGTAAGTCAGCGACCGGATGTTGGTTGGTGGATACTGATCACGCTTGGCTTGTACCTCTTCGAGCTTCTCGTCGAAGTTGTAGGCTTTGAGTGCTTCGATCACAACCAGTGGATCTTTGAAGAAGTCGTCGTATGGAATCAGTGGGTGAACTACTTCAATGACGTACTCATCGTACTGGCCACGGAAAGATTCGTCCACATACCACAGTTGTACTCGGTTGGTATCACCGTAACCCGACATCTCAAACACCACGTACTCGGGCATCCAGATCTCGTTGTTGGTGACCATCTTACCGGTACTGAACGTTTTCAGAACGGCACCAAACTCTGCGAGAACCAGTTGACGTACAACTTGTGGGTCATTTCCGATAGAACCGATAACGGCCTGATCGAGCAAATATTTGGACAGTTTGAGAACAATGTCTTTTGTCGATGGATCGACGTCAACTACGTTTGCGTCCTTTACGCTATGAAAGGAAAGAAACGCCGTATTCGGTACTGACACACCGGTGTGGAGCGTAACGTCTTTGGCATAGGTGAGACCGTCTTTTGACAGTTCGCCAATCTTTGCCGTCTGGTCAGGCACGTTGCTGACCATAGAAGGGAATCCAACGAAACCTTTCAAGTTATACATGTTGCGGTCCTCATAAGCAGGGGGATGGTTATGCCATCTATAAAATTGACTACCCCGCTTGTGAAAGTTAAAGTGTCGTGGTAGAATGGGTTAACAACCCATGGGATAGTTGTCTACCGTTTATAAAGCAATTCGCTGGAAAACTCCATAGGAGTTAACGGGTAGGCGTAGTTCAAACAGACTGAGGTTATCATGGTCGTAACTACACAAGCCTTGCTCTCTTTGTGGCCGTTCCTCAAACGAATGATCTTTGGTGATCGTGAAGTAAAAGAGGTTCTGCGGGAAAACAAGTACATCACCTTCATGTTGATATGCATCTTGATGCTGCTGTCAACGGTTGTATGGGTGGGTAACGAGTTGGATGCTGTTAAAGCTGAGAATCGTGTTATCGTTCGGGAGCTAGAGGACCTCAAGGCAACTCATGCAGCTCCAGATATCGACGATCGCCGTCGCCGATTGGACGAGTTACTCAGGTAAATTACCGAAAGGAGTTGTACCCATGCGTTACGTCTTATTCTTACTGTTCATTTTGAGCAGCGGTTGTGTTCTAAATCAACCAACGAACTTCTATCTAGAGGTTCATAACAGCAAGGTCTCCAACGTCACCAGTGCGTCAAGTACAACAAAAAAAGAGACACCTGCCCACAAGCCCAAAGCCGTAAGTACACATAGCTCAGTACAACCGACAATTCCAAAAACCTGTCCTGAGTTCGTCTTGCCGCCGAAAGGTCCCGTTCCCCCTACTCCCGTATTCAGTGACCCTGAAATCAAGGCGAAAGTGGACATAGACGTGATTCTGACTACCCACATCAAGGCACTCAAGATCTACGCGGCTAACGAAAGAAAGCGTGTAGAGTCAGCGTACCGGGATTGGAAAGAAACCTGCAGATAAAACCACTGACTAGGTTAATGATCTACATGTGGTTCAAAAATCTGAGGGGTCACCGTAATGGATGGGATTGTTCTTTATACTGATGGTTCGTTCCGTCAGAATAAAGCGGGATGGGGTATTCACGGCTACTCGTACAACAACGTTGCGATGAAAACCAAAGCAACTACCAAGCAGCAACCAACGGCTAAAGGGTATAAAGACGTACCGGCCTCGGAAACTGTAACCGTAATCGAATATATCGATGCATACGGGGGAGTCGAGAAGAACCCTACAAATAACACCGCGGAATTAAGCGCAGCAATCAATGCGTTCGATTATGCAATCAAGACCGATGCGAAATCGATGACCATGTTAATGGACAGCGAATACGTTCGGAAAGGGTTGTTGCAGTTTGTTCCAAAGTGGCAAAAGAACGGCTGGGTCAAGTCTGACGGCCTACCAGTTGCCAACGTCGATTACTGGAAGCAACTGTATAGCTTGAAGACGTCGTGGGAAGAACCGAAGCGTAAGCTTGAACTCTTGTGGGTTAAAGGTCATTCCAACGACATGGGTAACGACAAGGCGGATGCAAATGCCTTGTTGGGTGGTGGGCATGAAGCCAAAGCACCACCGGTTGAAGTGAAGCAAGACGGCGAGAAGATTAACAAGCTCAAGAAACAACCCGTGAATCCGTTAGTAATGGAATCGCGTTTGTTGTTCGGGTTCAATACAGGTGAAGAGCCAGATGGCTACTATTACATGTACAACCTGGGTCGGATGCATAACTACGGCAGCAAGCCGCAGGACACGCCTAAAGACAAGTTAGCGAAAGCTGATCTGTTGGTGGGTCGTCCGATCTCCGAAGCCACCTTTGGCGTCTACAAGGCGTTTGAACCGGATCCATATCTGGAAGGTGTAATCAATCTTCATGCGAAAGCTTTTCCAAGTCTGAATCCTGAATTGGGTATCATCAACTTGGCGAATGCTTACAATGCTACGATCAGAAATAACATCGAGACATCGGGTTCGGACCTGTTGACTAAACACGATGACATTCTGGTTATGGCTACCGGCGAGTATAAGCTTATCAGCCGTACCCTCAATCCGCCACGACGAGCAAATGATGCAGTCATGGTCTTCCATCAGCTCCAGCGACAATTGGACGATTACCTGGCAGGGACGTTGGGTGACGGGGTTGAAACGTTTGACATTACAGCTGACTTTTTTGAACAGGTGTCGTCTGGGAATAAAGAGATTCGCCAGCTTCTTAAAACGATTACCCAGCAAACCGATTCGGTAAATCCGAAGATCAAGTTCCGTGGTCAGGAAGTAGAACTCAGACTTTGTTTGGGTTTGGATATTCCGACACGTAACCAACTGAATCGTATCGGCGCTGGTTACACGAAGGCGGAAGTTCTGGTGATTGCTGTTGGGCCGATGGCCTATACATACGCGACTGTGTTCCAGACGGACGAAGGGTCAGCAATTTACCAGAGTCCGTATACACAGTTCATTCTACCTAAATAGCGGGTACGCCAATGAAACTACTAACCTCTCTCCGTGTGAGCATGTCACGGTTCTTCACAAGAATCGTACTTCGACTCTGTTCGAAGTTTGACAATGACTTCAAGCGGATGCTTGTGTTAGCCATCATCCACTCTAAATGGGTGGGTGGTGACATAGTTCGGGAACGCTATGCCAAAATCGAATCGATGAATGAGCAAATGTGCTTAGTCAAAGATTCAAACGCATTAAAATTCCCGACCTGCATTGCCGACAAATGCTTGTTTGACATTCCAACGCTCACGGAGGCCAAGCGCTCTCCGGACTTTGGATGGCATCGGGCATGGCGCGCAATCCCTTGCTGGTTGCGCTATGCAGATGAAGAAGCATTCCGCAATGACATGCAAAGGTTGTTCTCCCTTTGCGCCACACCAGTGGTTGTATGAGACGACATATTGGCTTCCCGTAAGGGAAGCCTTTATGCCATCAGCGGAGTTCTTTCTCGAGCATTGCAAACACTTGAGTGGTCTCCAGCAACTTGGTGTATTGAACGGCGTACCATTCAACCCACTTAGCTGTGTTAGCCAACTCAGTACCGATCGTTTGGATCAGTTGTTTCGATGCAGGGTCGTTACTGGTACCCAGGGACTTGAACAGACCTTGAGCGGTAACCGACAAGGCTTCAACAGATGAACGGATGTCAGCAGGCTTAGCCTTGTTCATCAGTACGGCGTATTCGGCCAGCTTGTAGTCTGCAGCTACGAATTCATTCATGCTGTTGAACAGTTGTCCAAAAGCAGCGGTGGCTTGGTTGTCACCTTTACCGTAGTACTTGGCTTCATCAGCCAGCAGCTTAGCGGTTTGAGCAACGTCAGCAGAACCACCTGGGAAGTCACGAGTGTCAGTACGTTGGTTCGGGTTGGTCACGTAGTAACCCAGGCGTTGCATGGCGGGTACGAGGACCAGCTCTTTGATCTGTGCAGCCAGGATGATACGCGCTTCCATGCTGTTCACGTAGTCATGCAGGTTACCGATGAAGCCACGTGGTTGAGACACGAACTTGTCGGCCCAGACCATGTAGTCACGAGTACGAGCGATTGAACGCATGTTGCCAGGATACAGTGTAGGCAGTGGTGCCCAGTCGTAAGTGGTCATGAATTCGAAGCCACGCTTGATGGCCATTGAGAAGTTGTTACCGGCACGCATAAAGAAACCTGCGACAGACCCAACATCCGCAGCTTCCGTGGAGATGGTTTCACAAACGCGATAGAACTGACGCATTGGGTCGTTTTGGATATCAGCAACCGATTCCACAGATACGACTTCGTTTTTGCCGTAGCGAGTATAGATTGACATGGGAGCTACCTTTGTAATGGATGTTAGAATCTAGACATAAAATTACGCTCAAACTCAATAAGTTGATTGTCCATGCCATATAAAGAGGATACCTCATGTTTCAAGGCGCATTCAAGAAGCCATCTTTCCGACCGGCGGTAAACGTCGGTTGCCTGATGGATGTTTCAACTGGTGAATATTTCGAGGGCGAACATGGCGAGATGATTCTGGACGGCGGTCTGGGTGCATTGAACGGTATCGTGTCTCGTCCAAACAACTTCAAGTCGGCTCTCGGTCTCTACATGATGGCGATGGCTCGCCGTGCATTCCCGGGTTCTCACTCGATCATCTACGACACCGAAGGTACACTGAATCCAGTTACCCGTTTCAAAACGATCGGTAAGCATTATCCAGAAATTGCAAACATCGATTTCGATAATGATCCACAGTTCATGTTCACTGACTTGTCTCAGTACTCTGGTGACGAGTTCTTCTTCTCGCTTCGTAAAGTTCTGGATGCTAAGTCCAAAGATCCGAAGACCTACCTGCGGACTTCTCCGTTCAAGGACGTTGACGGCACACTGAAGAAAATGCTTCACCCTACAACTGCCTTCATTGACTCGTTCTCGAAGTTCAACGTTGCGGCTGTAGAAGAGATGTATGCCAAGAACAAAATTGGCGACTCGAAGAACAACACCGACGCCATGACCAACGGTAAGGCGAAGAACCAACTGTTCAACCAGCTGCCACAAGTTGCTGCTCAATCGAGCACCCACTTCATTCTGACAGCTCACGTTGGTGACATCATCCAAATGGAGATGTACCCTACCGACAAGCGTAACCTGGCGGGTATGAAACGTGACACCGTCCTCAAAGGTGTGTCTGGTGGTTTCTACTCTCTGCCGAACAACGTCTGGGACGTAATGTCCAACAAGCCGTTGCTGAACAGCGACAAACTGCCAGTGTACCCAATCGGTACGCAAGCAGAACAAATCCAGGGCGATACTGACCTCCGTATTCTGGAGATCAAGAACCTGCGTCCAAAAGGTGGAATGGAAGGCCTTCCGATCAACGTCATCGTTGCTCAGTCTGAAGGCGTACTCGTTGGCTTGACCGAGTTCCATTACTGCAAAGACAACAACTGGGGCATTG